AGAACTGGGTTAGCAGTAAAGATGAAAGATGAAATTCTGGTTCTTAGTAAGAAGGCTGCAATTGTAAATCTTATTGCAGAAAGAGATTATTATATGTCAAATAAGGGTGCAAAAACAAAGTCTGTGGGAAATAGGATTACTCGTATTGAGTCAGTCATTGTTGCAAGAGAGAAAATCTTATCTGAAATGTTAAAGGCGAAAAAGAAAGAAGAAGTGGAGGCTGTAAATGACGTTCCAAGTAAATAAGCAACATAAGTTGCAAGACCAAATAGAAAACCTATGTTATGAATGGGCGTATGAAGATGTGCTAGGATATTTCAATGTAGAGTCTATTGAAGACCTAACTCAAGAACAAGTTGACGAAATCTATACATATTCAGAAAGTGACGAATGTTACGAGGGAATGGTTGGTGTAACTCTAAGGTCAATGTGTGAACAATGGAATGACCAATAATATGAAATGTTGGCATTGTGATGAAGAACTGATATGGGGTGGTGACCACGACATAGAAGAAGAAAACGAAGAATATATGATTGTGACAAATCTTTCATGCCCTAGATGCAATTCATATGTAGAGGTCTATCTACCAAGAACACAAGATGATTAGTTTCTTTATAAAATTTTATATAATAGTAGGACTCGTGTATGTGACCTATACAAATACAGATGACACACGAGTCCAAAGAGTGAGAGGCAGACCGAAAGATGATATATCACAAGAATATTAATATGCTTGTACCATACTATCTAATGTATTCATATGCATACTATAAAGAGAACGAGTCACTCATAACAGACCATGAGTATGACCAGATATGTCAAGACCTCATAACAAATTGGAATAACATCACACATTGGCATAAACCTCTACTGAGTCTGGAATCATTGAAGGCTGGAACTGGTTATGACATCAAGTATCCTAAGAGAGTGCAATTTGCTGCGATTGCACTTATAAAAGAAAGCAATTTAAAAACAACAGAGATGGACTAATGAATAATAAGAGAGATACAAGACGAGATGCATGGGATAGAGATTACTTACCTTATAAAGAGATTGATAAGGTAGAACCACCAAAGAAAGACTATACTATATGGTTCTTTGCATTTTTCTTTATATCAGTATTAGTAATGATTGGTAGCAAATCATGATTCGACTGTGGAGATATTGGTGCAAAGCCATGGGTAGTCGTGCATACAATGATAATAAGAAAGATGACCATATACACTTGACAATGAGGACTTTTTGGTTTATACTACACATAGTAACTTGTTTAATGATAATAACTGGTAATGGTAGAGTTTTGGGATGGTGGTAATAGATGATATTGAGTAAAGAAGATTCTGTATATGCAGCTATGAAGATGATGAATTATTTCAAAGACTTTCATAGAATAGACGATTACTTTCGTGCAAGAAAGATAGAACGAGTACGAGACATTCCAGTTGGATTGCCTGGTATGAGTATAGAAGATGACTTATTCCAAGACTTTGATATGCACCCAGAGGACATGAACTTTCAAGTTGCAGTCATACCAACTAAGGTGTTTGACACACTATTAGAAAAGACTGCATCATTTAGTCCAGATGAAAACCCAGGCAAGACACTCAAGGTTGTAGTCAAAGAAACAACAACGAATACTATAGTGGGTTTCATACGATATGGTAGTCCACTTATTAACAGTAAACCAAGAAACGACTATCTGGGTAATGTACCAGACTTAGACATATTCAACAAACGAGCCATCATGGGTTTCAACATAGTGCCTGCACAACCATTTGGATTCAACTGTCTTGGTGGTAAACTACTTGCAGCGATATGTTGTTCTCATGCAACCAGACGTATGCTCAACAAGAAGTATGATACAGAGTTTTGTTTGTTTGAAACTACATCATTATATGGTAATCTTAAAGGTAGTAGTATGTATGACGGCATGAGACCATATTTACGATACAAAGGCGACACACAATCAAAGTTTCTATTGACTCTTGGTGAGGAGATATATCCAGAACTTAGAGATTGGTTCATAGAAAGAAACAATGGAGAAGACCTTATACACAAGGGTGCATCTTCTAGAAAACTCAAGATGCAAACAAAGATGGTACAGATAGTCAAGGCGTCACTTAAAGAACATGATACAAAGGCGTATAATATGTTTCTAACTGCAATGGAGAGTGCAACTGGAGTTACAACACAGAAACGCTTCTATATGAGTGAGTATGGATATAGTAACACAAGAGAAGTATTACTAGGTAAGACAGATACACTTACAAAGGCTGATAACTATGATAGGTATGAGTTAGAGAACATAACCACTTGGTGGAAGAAACTTGCAATCAAACGATATAACAACATAGTCGCTGATGGTAGGATAAGAAAGACGTTAGAGGTATGGAATAAAGATACCATGAACAAGATAGACATAATAAGGTAATAGAGAATGAACTTTTATACAAACATATCCCAATGGGGAAACACTCTATTACTAAGAGAAGTAGTAAATGGAGAACGACAAACTCGTAGAATTAAATACAAACCAACTCTATATGCTCCAGTTGCAGAACCTACCGAATGGAAGACTCTTGATGGTAAGTATGTGACTCCAGTTAACTTTCATAATATGAAAGAGGCTAAAGAATGGGTAGACAACTATAAGAATCAACCTCACATGGTACATGGTAGTACTATGTTCCCTTACAACTACATTGCAGAGTCTTATCCTAAGACTGTAGACTATGATGTTGACCAGATACTTATTGTAACGATTGATATAGAGGTGCAATGTGAGAATGGTTTTCCTAGTCCAGAAGAAGCAGCAGAACCTTTTCTATCAATCACAGTAAAGAACCACCAGAGTAAAAAGTTTGTTGTCTGGGGTATCGGTGAATTTAATAACACTCGTGCTGACGTTACTTATGTCAAGTGTGAAGATGAAGTGCATCTACTGAAAGAGTTTCTCATGTTCTGGGAAAGACATTTACCAGATGTAATCACAGGCTGGAATACAGAGTTCTTTGATATTCCTTATCTATGCAATCGTATCAAACAGTTGTTTGGTGAAGATGAACTTAAAAGACTATCGCCTTGGAGAAGTGTACACTCAAGAGAAGTGTTTCAGATGGGTCGTAAGCATCAAGTGTATGAGATACAAGGTGTTGCTCATCTAGATTACTTTGACTTGTATCGTAAGTTTACCTATTCTGCACAAGAATCATACAGACTAGATCATATCGCCTTTGTTGAACTTGGTGAAAAGAAAAGTGGTAATCCATTTGAAACCTTTAGTGAATGGTATCAGAAAGACTTCCAATCATTCATTGAGTATAACATCATGGATGTTGAACTAGTGGATAGACTAGAAGATAAGATGAAACTGATTGAGTTGTGTCTGACTATGGCTTATGATGCAAAGGTCAACTATATGGATGTTCTTGGTTCGACTAAGTATTGGGATATATTAATTTACAATTATCTTAATAAGAAAAAGATTGTCATACCACAGAAAGTACCTAAAACAAAACCAGAGAAGTTTGAGGGTGCTTATGTAAAAGACCCTCAAGTCGGTATGCATAAGTGGGTTATGTCATTTGACTTGAACTCTCTGTATCCACATTTGATTATGCAGTATAACATATCGCCAGAGACTCTTGTATCACAAAATAAGATACAAAAGATGAGTGTTGATAAGTTATTGAACAAGGAATTTGATACGACTAAATTAAATAAGAATCATACTATAACACCCAATGGTGCATTGTTTAGAACCGACAAGAGAGGGTTTCTACCAGAGTTGATGCAAAGTATGTATGATGACAGAGTGAAATACAAAAGACTCTTACTACAGGCGAAACAAGAATATGAAAACACTAAGAACCCTAAACTACTCAAAGATATTTCAAAATACAACAATATCCAGATGGCTAAAAAGATTTCTCTCAATAGTGCATATGGTGCTCTTGGGAATGTTTGGTTTCGTTATTATGATTTGTTGGTTGCTGAAGCAATTACTACTTCTGGTCAGTTATCCATTCGTTGGATTGAGCGTGATGTTAATCAGTATCTTAATGATTTGCACAAAACCTCTGACTATGATTACGTCATTGCGAGTGATACAGATTCGATATATGTTTGTTTTGACAAACTTGTCAGTCAGTTGTTTGATGAGGGAACGGAAACTAAAAAGATTGTCAAATTCTTGGATGACGTTGCTAGAAAGAAGATTGAGCCGTTCATTGAGAAAAGTTATCAACATCTGCATGAGTATGTAAACTCTAGTGAACAGAAGATGGAGATGTCACGAGAAGTGATTGCAGACAAAGGTATATGGACTGCAAAGAAACGATACATTCTAAACGTATGGGATAATGAGGGTGTGCAGTATAAAGAAGCACAACTCAAGATCATGGGTATCGAGGCAGTCAAGTCATCAACTCCTGCTCCTTGTCGTGAAAAGATTAAACAAGGACTGAACATCATTATGAATGGTACAGAGAAAGAACTTAACACATTCATACAAGACTTCAGAGAAGAATTTATGAGTCTACCACCAGAGGAGATTGCTTATCCACGATCAGTCAATGGACTCAAGAAGTTTAGTGACCCTAATGGTATGTTTAAGAAAGGCGCTCCTATTCATTGTAAAGGTGCGATACTGTATAATCATCTAGTGAAAGAAAGAAAACTAGGTAACAAGTATCCTTATATACAAGAGGGTGACAAGATAAAGTTCATTAACATGAAACAACCTAATCTATATCAATGCAGTTCTATATCCTTTATGACAGCTTTACCAAAAGAACTGAATCTACATAAGAGTGTAGACTATGATGTACAGTTTGAGAAATCATTCGTAGAACCATTAAACTTCATATTGACCAAGATAAACTGGCTAGTGGATAGGAGTTACGGAACACAAGGTTCATTAGAGGATTTCTTCTAGAAATGGACTTATTCACAATAGTAGACAAAGCACTCAAGATATTCTTTATTATATGGATATACGTTATCATATATCAGACAGTAGGTAAAGAGTTACTAGGGTGATTCGCAACTCTTTCATAAAGAAGAAAACAACACATAATACAATCCTCTGTAACCCTTATACAGTATAGGTTACAGCACGCCTATTGACTTTCCCTTATATAACTGTTATACTACTAGTATAGACAATAAAGAGAAAGGTTTATAATATGAAAACTAAAAAGATTAAATCAAATAAGATGAGTGAGGCTTGTGGATGGATAGGTATGATACTTATTCATGGTGCGACTGCTCCTACATCAGTATCAGTACTAATGGGTTGGTCAACTGATCTACCACCATTGAACTTCATACTGTTAGTGTGGTTAGGGTTGTTTCTATTCCTTATAAGAGCCATCTATGCAAAGGATACATTGTATATCGTATCAAATGCAATAGGGTTCTCATTGAATAGTCTACTGTTGATGCTCATTGCATTTAATTAGAAAGAGAATATATTATGGAAAAAGACGTTAAGTTAGTTATAAAGTGGGTAGACAAGCAGTTTAATCTAGGTTGGTTTGGTACACTTACAAGATATGGTACAGCAGAGTATATTGGGCCTGCATCATCATTTGAAGAAGTAAAGTCTAGGTTAAATGTGATGGAAGGGGTATCATACGATTTTGAGGAGGTGACGTAGTGAGTTTCATAGTGGAGTATATGGTAGGTAACTGCCGTATCGGAGTAGACATGGGATATTGTGGGTTATTATGGGATTATCGGACACTTTAATTAAATGACTGAATAAACATAGAGTTGTTGTGATTAGTGTTTGTTACTTATCGTTTTTATTTAGAGAGCTCCGAGAAATATATCAGAACTAAATCACAAAAGACCCTTGACATCTCCACAGAATCGTGTATAATAGGCTATGTACTAAGGTGAGAACTTACTAAAGTGATTCGGTGATTCACTTAGAGCTACACTTAGAGCTACTTTGAGGGTGCTCTGTAACCCTTAGTGGGCAACGATTACAGCAGAGGGGTTGACATCTATAGTATAAGGTGTTATACTGTTAGTATAAACAATAACAAAGAGAGAGATTTAAATATGTGGTATGATTCAGAAGTATATGGTGGACAAGCCAAGTCAAATGTTGCGGCACAAGATATCTATTACGGCCCTAACAATAAGAAGAACGATCCTTGTTCTACTTGTCCTAAGGCTGCCACTTGTGGATACGAGTGTAAGGCGTTTACTGCTTGGTGTGACACAGGCGACTATGTAGATGGTACTGTCGGTGTCTTCAAGAAAACTGCAAAGAAAGTTGCATAAAGGTATTGACAAGTATACTTTAATGTAGTATACTGTAAGTAAGAATTAGAGAGAAGGCTCATTAAGGTGGGTTGGTTCACAGCGAAAGTTCCATTTGATATGGTGTGATTATGTGTTGAGTCTCCTCTCTACTCTCTCGTAGGTAGACGGCCCCTTAATACTGGCAAGGCAATGTCAATCTATAAATGCAATAAGTA